GGGCTTGAGATTGTAGGTCCACAGCAGCACTACTTCGCCACCGCCTGGGGGACTACGGATCAGCTGTAGTTTTTTAGTAACTGGATTCCATGTGTAGTTCAAGAATCCACCAAACATTCTAGCTGCTAGCTCTACGTATTGACTGTAGAAGTCGTATGTGGCCAGGCCACCGGACTGGTTAAAGTTGATTAGATACACATTCATCTGTGCTTGACTGAATGGATCAAAGTTTGACCCAAAAGGCCCAGATGCTATACCAAAACTGCGTTTGAAAATCTGTCTAACACTCTGCACTTCTTGGGGCAAAGTGTAGATGTTTTGTTGATTAACCAGCTGCATGAAGCTGTAGCTTTCTTCATATGCATTGTTAGCACGTTGGCGGTAAGTGCCAATGGTCTTTTGATATGCAGCTTCAAAGTGCGCTGGGTCCAGTTCAATATCAATGATCTGGTGGCCCAGCATCAGGCGCACGTACTCAAACAAGTTGTTTTTGAGTGTTGTTAGGTCTATAGGTTGTTGTTCTTGCATCAGGAACTCCGTTCCTGATATTTAGCCCGTTACCACACCTTGAGAATGATGAGATTCTCGTTGCCACGCCCGTTCCACGTGGTCTCAGTTGTTGTGAGTTCTTTGAAGATCTTGCGTGTGGCAGGTTTGCCTGCAGACATCAGTGCTTTGATAGTTTCTGTAGGCTTGCGCAGTGTTTTCTGCGAGCTTGTGCCTGTATCAAATCCAATCACAGCAGAACCTTTCACAGTAAAGCTACCGCGATGCGCATCTCCCATCACATGGATCAGTTTGCGCTTCACAGTGTCGTACAACCATGCTTCAGTTGCATCCACCAGCTTCACAGCAGGTTCACTTACCAGTTTGAGATCTGGGAATGTTTTGAGATACTTGAACCGGGCTGTTACTTTTTCTGGACTCACTGCTTTCTTGGCACGTGGCTTGCGTTCAACTTTCTTGATCTGCACATAGTTGTTGCAGTCAGTGATCACTTGTTCAGCAAACTTTACCAACTGCTTGGCTTGAGTTTTAGTCAAATAGCCGTAGCCTTCTACCAACTGTGCATCTTTGCCTGCTACCACAGCTTCTAGTTCTGTTAGATGGCGCTTCCAGATCTGTTGAATTTGGCTGATCAATTGTGGTGCTACATTGTGCCCACGAATGATTGTGATGGGTTGAAACTGCGCACTCATCTTTGCACCTGCTGCAACAAAATCGTCAAACAAGCCTTCGATCTCACCGGCACAATCTGTTGCTTTTTCCCGCAGTCGGTCTTGAATAGAAGGACCTGCTGCCTTGGTTTCTACCACTGCTACCGGTTCATCAGCTTCTTCTACCAATGCTTCCAGAATAAAAGCGTCCAGTTTGGCTTGCTCATGGTCGCTCAGTTCCAGCCCCATGGTGCTCATACGGCACAACCAACCTGTGGTCAGACGGATTTGGCTGTCAGGTAAGGCACGAATTTTCTTTGCTTCCTTGGTGCGATTGTGTGCATCCAGGTAGTATGCAATAAAGTCCTTGGCGTCTTTCTTGCCGTAGAAATAATTGTACCAACCAAACGCATTGCTCAAGCTACTGGTGCGATTGCTCACAGGTTGAATGTGCCATTCTGGTTCATTACCCACATACTTGGTATCTGGACTACGAGGGTTCAACGCTTTGACGTTGGCTTTTGCAGCTAGGGCCATGGGTTTTGCTTTAGTGGTTGTCATACTGTAATTATAGCACGTTAGTCTTTTTTGGTCAAGTCTGCGCAAAGTAGCACAAAACTCAAGTCAGATTCTTTTTGGAACATGATAAAGTACGGAGTTGGGCCGTGTACGTTTCTCTGTCCAAAATAGCCATACCAATTGGAATTGGTAGGACAATATCCTGAGGTCTCTAGCCGTTCACGACAAATTTTTTCAATATTACGAGCATTGTCACACCAGTTGTCAAATCGCAGTCCAGCTTGATAGCCCTGTTCTTTATACACTTTGTAACGGCGGTTTAGCTTTATGACTTTCATGTGTGTATTATAGCTGATCAGGCATTTCCGGTCAACCTGCCCATAAATAACACACTATGCCAAGATTAAGCCTATACCGCCCTAACCGAACAGCAGATTACCGTTTTTTTGATCGCACTATAAGTGAAATGTATCAAGTTGGCGGTGTAGACATGTATCTGCACAAATACATGGGTCCGCAAACTGGTGACAATACTCGTAACAACGATGCTACCCTGCCCAAATACGACACAACCAATCCGCTGTTTATCGAAGATTTGCTATTGTTAGAAAATCGTGACCGAACATACGATCCAGATATCTATGTCATGCGCGGTATTTACAAAACACAAGACATCGACTTTGACCTCACACAGTTTGGCCTGTTCTTGAACAACGACACTGTGTTTATCACATTCCACTACAACGACATGATTGATACCATGGGTCGCAAACTCATGAGCGGTGATGTGCTAGAATTACCAAACTTGCGTGACTACAATCCCTTGGATAGTACCATACCCAGAGCCTTGCCCAAGTGGTATGTGATACAGGATGCTGCGTTTGCCAGCGAAGGATTCAGCCAAACTTGGTTGCCTCACTTGTGGCGTGTGAAGGCCACTCCTATGGTCAATGCACAAGAGTTTGATCAGATTACCAAACAACCGTTTGAGCCCATTAACATTTGGGATCCGGGCAATTTTTATCCAGGTGGTGTCACAGTGCTTTATGGCGACAAATACTATACATCAAACAAAAATGTTCCTCCGGGCACAGACATTACCAACGCAGAATACTGGACAGAAAAAACCAATCCTCAAACCGTTGAAGACCGTCAAAGTACCCGTCCACGAGACTTGGCTATCAATGATGCTATACTTGTGCAAGCCGAAGCCGAAGTACCACGCTCGGGGTTTGATGTTGTGAAATTTTACATTGTGGCAACCAATCCTGACGGCACACCGGCTAATCCTGAATCTGCCACATACACTGCTGACTATACCATAAGTGATGCCAGCCGTACTGTGGCCAACGATGGTAACTGACCCAGAAGTGATGGCTACACAGCAGGTTACCTGACTGGTGATGGCAAAGCACCCAACGGATTGCCTGTGACCGCTGGTGTTAATTTTCCACCTAATCCTGTTGCTGGGCAGTTTGCATTACGCCTGGATTACTTTCCCAATCGACTGTTTCGTTTCAATGGATCAGGTTGGGTCAAAATTGAAAGCAATGTACGAACCAATCTCACACCGGGTGCCACCAACGATACTTTACGCTCCGGCTTTGTTAACAATACATACACTGTGAATACCACAGACCTTGGCAACATACCTAGCCGTCAGAGCTTGAGTGAAGCACTGATCCCCAATGCTGCCAACGGTGATCAAGGTGGCAATTTGCCGCCTAAGCCATATCCGCCAACACAACCTTATCAGAAATCCAGCTAAACATGAGCCTTAAAGAACTTACAGCAGATAAACATCGCGAAGCAGAGACCACACAGTTCATGAAAGCAGTGTTTGCAAAAACCCTGCCACGTGATCATTGGGTGGACTTTACCTATCAAAAATCATTGTTCTACAACACAATAGAAGCAGCAGCAACTGAGCAGGGCTTGATGAGTGATATTGAACCCGTGCGTAGATCAGCATTGCTCTTGCAAGATTATGAAAAAATGGATGGCAGTGCTCGTGAATTCAAACCAGCTGTGCTTGAATACCATAACTACATACAGACACTAACAGATCCCACAAGAATCATGTCACACTTGTACACATGGCACATGGGAGATTTGTTTGGTGGACAAATGATTAAAAAACTTGTGGATGGACCGCACAGCAGTTTGGATTTTCAAGATCCTCCTGTGTTGATTGCAGCCATGAGAAGCAAACTATCCGACGATATGGCCGATGAAGCCAATATTGCCTTTGACTGGGCAATCCAAATACTGAATGAATATGACCACTAATCTTTGGCAACGAGTTTTGAAAGTAGCAGAGTTCTTTGAATCACGGTTCAGAGAAACAGGCACACCCATTGTGAATGTGGCCGAATCCTACGACTGGTACAATCGACTGTACACCAGCCCTACATATCGCAGAGCACACGTCGAGATTGTGGACAAAACTGCCACTCACAAGATTCTTGTGCTACATTGCACAGTGTTTCCACACTATAACGATCCCAGCCCAATCTGGGGATTTGATGCTGTGTGCGGGCCAAACAAGATCACAGGAGCATTTCATGACTTCAGTGATGGTGGCGATCCCAACCACTTCATGATGAAACACTTTGCTGAAACTGTGAAAGATGTGACCTGGAACAAACCTAGAGTATTGCCACAGTGGGCATCAGAAATTTTCAGTTCAAACATTGTGGCCGCAGGCAATGTAAGCGACGAAGCTGAACTAGAAAACTTGTGCCAACTGGCAGAAGCAAACTTGGATTACTATCTCAATAACGTGGGCAAAACTGCACAGTCTGAACATGATTACTGGCCAGTACAGAGCAAGTACAATGCCAACAACAAGTTAAATCCGCATGTGGCTCGCAGCATGATCAGCATGGGCGTGGAAGAGGCTGTGATCAAGAAGTTCATTGACGAAGTATTATACCCAGAGCACAGACTATGAGCCAATTATTTTTTTACGACGAACAAATACGTCGATATCTACTGCAATTTACACGCATGTTCAGCTTGTTTGAAGTTGAATACGGACGCAACGAACAGGGCACGTCAGACTTGATACGTGTACCTATTCGTTATGGCGATGCCAGTCGACAAGCACAGACAATCCTAAATCAAAACTCTGCCAACAGTTTAAATGCCACGCCACTGATGACATTTTATATTACCGAGTTGGCCTATGACAGAGATCGCATGCAAGAGCCATATCATGTGAACAAAATGTTTGTGCGTCAACGCACATATGACACAGGTACAGAAAGCTACGAAACCACACAAGGCAATGCATTTCAAATTGAAAGACTCATGCCTGTGCCTTACAAGCTGACCATAAACCTGGATATCTGGACCTCAAACACCAATCAAAAGATGCAGTTGTTTGAACAAATTGCCACGTTGTTTAATCCTGCACTAGAAATACAGGCCACAGACAACTACATTGATTGGACCAGTCTCACAGTGTGCAATCTCGAAACTGTGAAATGGAGTTCAAGATCTATTCCAGTAGGTACTGACAATCCTATTGACATCATGACCATGACATTCAGCTTGCCTATCTGGATCAGCTCACCAGCCAAGGTCAAGAAACTGGGTGTGGTAGAGCGTGTGATTGCTAGTATATTTGATGCACAAGGGGATGCTGTCAATGCCCTAACTGACAATGATTTGCTACTAGGCACTCGAGTCAAAGTCACACCGTGGAGTTATCAAGTTTTGCTACTGGACGGACAATTACAGGTATTACAGCCACCGCAACCGGTGAATCCAGATCGTATTAGCCTGGCACCTTTTGGATTTCCCATAGTAGAAAGTCCACAGATCACTTGGCCCACAGTAATTGGTGCATACGGTGTGTTACGTCCGGGCATCAGCTATATTACTCTGGATAATCCCTGGGCACCGGATAGCAGTATCATTGGTACCATTGCAGTAAATCCAGCTGATGATCGATTGTTGATTTACAATATTGATCCCGACACTGCACCACAAAACACATTGAGTCCTGTGGATGCTGTTATTAATCCACTGACCACAGCACCCGGAGATGGGTTAGATAGCAGTCTAACCGGGCAAAGATACTTGATAAACGAAAGCACCGGCTATGATAATAATCCTTCCAATCCAGAAGCATGGCTAGGTACCGGTGGCCAACCCTTGATTGCACATGCCAATGACATCATTGAATACGACGGCGCACGATGGGTTGTCGCATTCAACAGTAGAGATACAACAGATGCACAATATGTAATCAACCTGACCACTGGCATTCAATTTTATTGGAATGGTACCAAATGGGTCAAAAGCATTGATGGATTATACACTGGAGGCTCATGGAATCTGGTATTGTAAAAGCTGTAGGAGTTTGGTTTTATTGCGCAAGCACCGGTAGATATCTATATCTGTTGCGCAACGATTCAAAGTACCCTGATACATGGGGATTGGTTGGCGGAAAAGTAGAGCACAGCGAAACATTAATTGCTGCTGTGGAGCGTGAATGTGCCGAAGAATTAGGATCTATTCCTGAATATCAGCAGTTGATTCCAATTGAAAAATTCACAAGCCCAGACTCTGCATTTGAATATCACACCTTCTGGTGCAGAGTTGACCATGAGTTCTTTCCTGATCTAAATCACGAACACATTGGCTATGCCTGGATCAAAACTGGACGCTGGCCAAGGCCATTGCATCCAGGATTGTGGAACACTGTGAACTTAGATACTATTCAAAAGAAGATAACTTCTCTTGAACGTACCTGCATCAGATAATCAATCAAAGAAGAATATATGCCACAGTCGGCAGTTTTCGTTGGTAAATCCAAAATAGTCTGTGGCTGAGTGAATGTATCCAGCATTGAATATAACTAATCGATTGTATACGTTACCAAATGAATCCACTGGTTCAAAGATAGTTCGATCTAGATTCTGACTGCCGGGTCTAAAGCATTTCAAAATGTCAGGATGAGTAATGTGCCTAATGTCTGTGCCTTTGAGTGCATGGGTTGATGTGCCGGACTGATACGGTGCATCAGGAGTTAGGTACAACATAGCTGCCCAAGTTTGATTATCACAATGATGAGGAATTGGCTCACCTTCCTTACACACCTGGAATCGACCGTTCATGCCATGCCCTTCCCAGTTTACAATTTTGCGATTCATGATGTATTCAAATTCTTCTTTAAGTCCGGGAAATAAAAATTGTTCTTTGGTACGATCGCCTATGTAAAGTTTACCTAAGCCACCTTTATCATATTCCTGTTCCAAGGCAAACTTACGTATTGCATCAGGATTCTGATAAAAATTATCAACTATCCATACACCAGGCATGGGTTGCTGATTAATTATGGTGGAAGCAGTTCGAGCAATGTTTGCTTTAGGAACAATTGTTGCTTGTACCATTGGCAAACTTGCAGGAAACATATAATCTGTGGCAAAATTTATGTTGTTGCCAACAGATCTTAAACTGTTTCTGGTGGCTTCATTCACCAGTTCAGGATGTACCCACCAATCTTCATAACTATGAACTTTGTTATATGCAAGATCGCCGACTAATAGTTCATAACCTTTGCTTTGAAGAAATTCTCGACTTTGATCTCTTACGTTTTGATTATAGTAATAATCATGTTCAAATGTTATCACAGCAAATCTGTATTGATCAAAAGGTATACTTTTCAGAACTGTAAATGAAATTTCTGGTGGGTCGCAATCCACTTGCAAGTAATCAATGTCCTTGGAGAATCCTTTGGTAGCAAGAATTGCAGCATAGTTAACTGTGGTTGCATCTGTGCATATTACAGAGTTTTTGCGTCGATGCTCAAAGTCTTTTACTTTGCTTAATTCATACTCAATACTTAGACCTGTCCAATCAAACATGGTTTCCAATAGTGCTGTGTTGTTGCCATAGAAAGGTTCAGCACTACCAATTTCAAGATATTGACCATTGCGTTTGCCTTGGGTTGCTGCCAACACAAACAAGTCTTGATAGCTTTGACTAAAGTTCTTTTTAATATTTTTAATTCCATCAAACGACAATCGAACGCTGTCAATCATGCTAGAATCATAATAAGTGTGAGTAAACAACGGAACTACTTCAGGAGCATTGTTCCACTTGGGTGTTTCGTGCAGGGGAATCCGAGGCAAGCCACAATTTGTAAGATTGTTGTTCACAACAGTTTCATACATGGGCAACATTTTGTAGTTGTCTTTGAGGAACAGCATGATTTGTCGACTTTGCTCAGTTAGTCCTACCCACCAACTGGTCATTCCCTTCTGAGACAACAATGCATAGTATCCTGGATAATTTTCCGGAATTACAGATTCAGTGCTAAAGTCAGCCAGAGTCAATCCTAGCACCGCCATACTATGACTTTCTTGCCACTCGGTGCGATTTTCATGCACACGACTCAGCAAGAAGTATGCCTCTGGTCTAGTTGGTATCAATGCTATGGATTTCAGCAGCAGACCTTTTTCTGTATCGTCTCTAGTTTTTTGTTTTTCTAAACAGATACAGCATCGCATCAGTGCTTCGTATTGCTGCAAATCAGTTGAGCTGCGTTCTGCTGTGCGCAGATAAAAGCTGATAGCTGCGCCAGTTTGGCCTATACTTTCATATTCTTTTCCTAACTCAAAGTTGATCACAGGATCTTCGGAGTTTTCGATAAAGTTAGCTAGATTTTTCATATTAACGGTGGAAGGTTACAATTTTTTCTTTGGGATCTACAGCGTTCTCACAGTAGTTACACAAGCTGTAACAGGTCTGATCCTCCGGTATAACATCCTCATATGACTGAGTGTTCAGGTTGCCAATGATATGTTCTAATCCGTAATCCATACAGCATAAACTCACATCACCATTGGGCAATAGTACATTGTGATACAGTCCTTCAACACATCCACAAGTTTTAGATCCTGTGTGTGTGATAGCATTCCAACGATCCCGCAAGGTAACCAATTGTGGCTTGGCCACGCTTTCTTTAATGAGATTGCCGGCTCTGCTCCACATCTCGTAACTGGGTGCCCAATCAAATATGTGTCTCACACTAGGATGCAGTTCTTTGCCCATGCTCATCACAGAGAAGTTCTTTATTCTATGTTGGTTGTCTCGGATCCACTCTAGTGTTTTGAGATATCCAGGAGTGATAGGGTGTCTTGCTAACATTTCAGCATCAGGCAAGTGCAATACAAAACCACCGTTGGGGTTTCCAGCAAATGGTATATCTACAATTGCTTCCATATCTTCAATGCTCACACCAACTCCTGTGGTAAACACACTCACAGGATGTCCTTGCTCGTGTGCGTATACCACCATCTCAGTACAGTATTTGTTCATCCAGGGTTCGGTGAATCCAGCAAATGTAATGCGTACATCTGTGGGCACTTTGTCAACTATGGTCTTGAATGCATCCAAGGTCAAGATTCTTGTACCTTTGTAAACTTCTTCCAGTGTGCGTTGTGGGCAGAACACACAATCAACCACACAACCTTTTTCAGGAATGATTGTGGTAATTTCAAGTGTGGGGGCTGGATAGTTTTGCCACTTTTGCTTGACTGGAACTGCAACTGGATTGTTGATATAAATCATGATTGCAATATAGCGATCTGTGAACCAATCACTCCACAAGGACCATTTGATATCCACATAATCAATGCTGAGCACCTGGAAGTCAGTGAGTTCTTTCAAGTAAGTGTCTCTAAACTTACGGAATTTTTCTTTGAGGGCAGGAGTAGTAAGATGCACTTCCATAGCAATCTTACGCACATTGTTCTTGATCCAATCAAAATTTTCATCGTTGAGAACATCATATTCTCCACCTTCACAATCCATCTTGAGAAAATCAATGTGTGTGAGCTGTTGTTCAGCTATCAATGTACTGAATTTGATAGTATCTAATACGATCCCATCTGTGCCGTCACTGTGATCTACTTTGTTCTCATTGTACATACCGCAGCTATAGTTCTGCCCATCTGAATGCCCTATTGCTTTGTTTATGGTAACAACAGATATGCCTGTGTTACTGGCATTTTTTACCAGAGTAGGATATAAATCTTTATGTGGTTCAAGACAAATCACACGGCTGGGATTTTTGGATGCAATACTCCAGGTAAACGGACCTGAACTAGCACCTATGTCCACAACAATATCACCGGCAGCAACTTCACCAAATCTCTGATAAGCATTGTCTACAAATATTTCATTAGTGACAGTGTTGTAAAAAGATTTATTCTTGACCAGATTTCCCCAATCAAAATTGTGTGTTGCACCATTGTGAGTTATGGTTGGTACTACTGAATCAGTATAGTTTGCTTCTTTGATAAATTCGTCCACAGTGGTTCGTGGTATCTTCATGATAAATGCACAGTTGTCCTGGAATCCAAATGTGACCAACAAGTGATTGTCGTACCAAGCTGCACCACAGCAAAATTCAATGTCGGCGTTCATGAAACTAAATGCATCAGTATAGGCCAGCAGTTTCCAATTGCGATCCCACATTACAAATCTATGTCTGTATGTGGCATCTTTTTTGCCAGCTGGGCTGTTGAACAAGTTGGTTTCATGAACTATGGCTATGTAATTGTTGCCGTAGGGAATAACCTGACTGCCGCCACGGAAATCTGGAACACCGGGTATGCGAGGTCCAGGATCAGCAAATACAGTACGTGTTTCGCCAGTGTTGATGTCGTATTTTACTACCTCTGTGGGATTGGTCCACTTAACATAGGTGAACTGTTGATCCAAAACTGGCATCCAGTTTTTTTCGCAATAGCTGGTGTTGTCTCCCAATGCAGGAATACGTTTGCGCCTGGTTTCTTTGGTTTGATCTGGAGAGATAGTGATCTCGGACAGTTCCATACGTCCTTCACCGTGAGTGGTGGTATCTCTACGTACTCCAGTCAGCCACAATTTGTGATCCCATCGCATGAGTCTTGCATCCTCTAACCCTACAAATTCCCACATTGGTTCTTTGTCACAAGCAGATGTATCCACATTCATCACTTGTTTGATTGTGAGATCAGGGTTGAGTACACACATGTAATTCCATGTGCGAAGATGGATATCGTTTTCTGGATGCAGATATTGCAGCGGACCGTATCTGTGTTCAAACTTTTTGTGTTCACTGTGCCATAATGTGTAATTCACATGGCGCAGATTTACCAAAATTGTTTGTCCGTCCACATACACAGAAGGATTCATTAGGCCGGTGCCTGACAAATCTGCCGGAATGATCAAGGGATGTACACTGCCGCCGGCAGCAATCACAGGTTTGGCCAACCCGTTTTTATAAATTTGTTGGGATAATGATGTAGTCACACATACATTTATGCCTGTGTAATACAGGTGTGACTAAATCTGTTCAATTACGGCACAATCACAGTCTGCCCACAACCACTTCAATCACACCCACACCGTTCCCACAGTATGATTGCAGTGCCTTACCAATAATCACACCCGGTTGATATCTGACCATATCCAATGCTTCGGCCACACCTGCTCGATTGCTGGTCACAACTCGGTCACCTGCAGAAATGTTACCAACCACGCTCACAGGCACACGTCCGGTCAGTGCCACTGCCACTGTGAATTCTCCTTGCAATCCAGAATTCATTATGTGTGCAGGATTGGTAGATACCACACCGGCAACTCTATAATCATGGCTTACAGAATTGATAGTGACTTCTTGATTGCCGCCAAATATCATCACCGTGCCGGGAGCATATTCTGCATCTGTGGTATACATCTCGGCCAAGTCAGCGTACTGTGCTGTGGTTGCTTTGGCATGGACAGTGTTGAAATAGTTAGTGACATTACCAATATTAGCTGTATTATTAGATGCACTGGTCTGTATATTGCCTGCAACAATTAACACAGCACTACTTGCCGCTGCTGTTCCTCCCAAAGTTAACAAATTTGCCGAGGCATTAAATACAAATCCAGCTGTGTTAACGTTAGCAACTTGAGTACTGCCAGCGGCACCTACCATCACAGGATACAATGTAGTGGTTGTGGTATTGTTAGTGGCGTTTATGCTTGTACCCGGACCTGCCACACCTTGTACACCTTGAGCACCGGTTGTGCCTTGAGCACCGGTTGTGCCTTGAGCGCCGGTTGTGCCTTGAGCGCCGGTTACACCTTGTACACCTTGTACACCTTGTGTGCCTTGAGCACCGGTTGTGCCTTGAGCGCCGGTTGTGCC